GATGTGAGTAACAGTTAGGTTAGAAATACGAACCCTATAACGTAGTCCGTCTCCCAGGTGAAGTTCTACAGCAATGTTAGATATCCAACCTCTATCGGCTGTAGTTCCATTTAACGTTGATTTAAAGTCAGCATTAAATCCCATTACTACACGGAACAAGTATTCCAAGTCATACATGGTGCCTTTTTTGTAAATCTCAGCAAGTTCTTCTGGATCTGGGTACATACCGTATGGGCTACCTACTTGACCGTTAATTACAGAGTTAGCGTTATCTACGCCTGTGATACCTGTGTTTGTAACCGTGTCTGTAGTAAAGTGACCATCTTCTGTAATGTACTTAAAATCTTCAATTCTATTTAGATAAAGAGTAAAACCGATAGTACTGCTGATCAAACCTAAAGCCATAGGGCTTGCAGCATCAAGGCCTAAAGATTCATAGGTAGGATTAACTTCGGCTGAAACACCCCAGTTCATAGTTACTGACGTTGGGTTATACATAAACTTAAATCCATAAAGATTTAAATCAGTAGGTACGTTGTTACCAGCGCTTTTGTATTGTGCAGCGATATCTTTAGTTGAGTAAGTTCTATCCATTTGGATAGTACCTCTTCCACCTTGTCCATTTTTCCAAGCCTTTGCAGCATCGGCGTATGCTCCTGGATCAACAATGATTTCATTTCCAGTTCTAATTCCCCTAGGGTTACTTCCACCTGTAGAGACAACATCTGCTCCTGGAAACTGCTGTACACCACCGTGAAAATAAGCGGAAGAAACCATAGGAATGTTGTACTTGTACTTTGGTGGCGTTGGCTTTCCACCGCTTCCTGGAGGGGGTGTTCCACCTGGGTTTACTGAACTCTTCGAAGCAGTTGACTTTGCTGTTTTTATTTCTTTTGTGGTGTGAGTTTGTTGGTAAGATAAAAGGGTACTAGCCAAACTTTCAAGTGTTAAAATGTTTGCTTTCATAGCAGCATTAGTTTTAGTAATATTTGCGTTTGCAGCATTGTAAGCCGCCTGTGCATCAATTACCGCTTGACCTGATCCAGTTAATATAATGTGTTTTTGTTTGGCGGCTTCTTCTTGGTACGCTGCCATTTGTGCAATTAAAGTATCTTGTAAAGCATTAAGAGTTTTTTCTTGAGTTAACTCTTTTCCATAAACTAGTTCTCCTTCAGCAATAGAGATAGAATTGCTGATAGGTGACGACGTTGTTGCAACTGCTAAAGGGTATGGATCACCAGGTGCAATAATGTAACTAGCAGGTCCAATAATGTAACTAGGTTGACGTGGTGGTACAGACGCCATTATTTTCCTCCAGCCATTGATACGTCTTCGTAATCGCTCAACTGAGCACGAACTTGTTTTGCCAAAGTAACTGCATCTACACTGCTACTTATATTCATTACAACTGTTTTGTTATACACAGGGCTAGAGTTTGACCCACCTGTGCTCATATTTGGGATAGATGCTCCATAACCTACAGGTCCTCCACCAATGTGTGTTCCCCAACTACTTTTATTAACTAGTTGAGCAAAAGATTGTGTACTTGTTTTTCCACCTTTAAGTGCGTCTACAATTGGATCATAACCATAGGAGGTATGTCCTCCACCTGTAAGTGTTGATACTGTGGCGGCAATTCCTTGTTTCCAACTTGAGTACGCTTGAACTCCTGCAGAGTTGTTAGCAATGCTTGATGACCCAGGCATCCTTAAAGTTGTGTTTAAAGGATTATAACTTGCTGTGTTATGCCAGTTACCACCCTCTGCAGCAAACCATGTAGTTAAATCTTGAATATTTGTTTTGTTTGTAGGAGCGCCTAATGCACTGAGCAAAGCCTTTGCAACGCTTTGTTGACTACCTGACCCAGTAACTGGAACAACTTTTCCACCTGACGATGTTGCAAATCCTTGTGAATAACTTCCAGGGCCACCCGATGCTCCCGTAGCGCCAGTAGCAGCACCCCCTAATACAAGGCTTGGATCAATAGGGTTGTTAGAACCATTACGTACTTCAAAGTGCAAACAAGGTCCAGTGCAGTTACCTGTTTGTCCTGACTTACCGATGAGGTCTCCTGCTTGAATGGTTTGACCAAGTCGTACTAATTTTTGACTTAAGTGTCCGTAAATGTATTGAAGTCCGTCAGTTCCATTAATAACAATTGCAGTTCCGTAGTCAGCACTTAAAGGCATTCCAGATACTGTTCCACCCATTGAGGCTTTAACGGGTGAACCTACAGGTACTGCATAGTCAAGGCCCTTATGAACTCCTTGAGTAGAACTCCAGGCTCCCCCTCCACCCTTTGAGTTGAACCCAGCAGAAACCATTCCTTGAACTGGAGGAGTTTCACCATTGCTTGTTTGTGAGGTACCAGATATAGACGCGCCGTAACCAATAGGTCCACCACCTAGTGCTGTTGCTTCCAACACAACAGGTGCCGCTTCTTCTATAACAGGTACGACTTCTTTAGTCATAAAACTTTCTATGCCTTTTAAGATGCCTTTACTAGCAACCTTAGATCCAACAATTCCTCCAACAATGTTGCCCGCAGCACCTAATACGCTTTTAGCACCTGAAGCAAGTAGCCCGCCAGCAGTTGCAGCACCCGCCCCTACATTAGAGCCGCCAATTCCGCCGATCAATCCTCGAAGGTATCCAAGGCTTGTTGCAAACTTAGCAAGTTCTGTATTTACTTTGGTAACCACTGCCGCTGCTTGATTAAAGCCTTTGATAACTCCACTTTCAGAAGCCTGCATTAGGTCTGTTGTAGAAGACGAGATTGCCATCTGACCAGCAAGTGGGTTAGTGTTTCCTGCTCCTGCGCTTGATGTTGTTTTACTCGCAAGGTCTGGGTTTTGTCCAGAAGCGATATCAAGGAATGCCTGCTTAAAGATTGTCTGTTGGTCAGAAGACAAGCCCATGTTTGCTAGGTTGGCTCCTGCAAATCCGTACTCTAAAGAACTTTGTACTTGAGACTTAGTAGCGCCATTAACAAAAATGCGCTTGTAAAGTTGTTGTGCGATCTGACCTGTAGTCAAGGCTGCACCTGTTGTTGGGTTAATCGTGTTGATTCCATACTGGTATAGGTTTGCACCCATCTGACCAGTTTGTAGTCCACCGATAGCAGCGGCTGCTTGAGCGTTACCCATTCCTAGGTACTTAGATGCCCCACCTACTTGTTGAACAGCCTGCGTATAACCAAAACTTCCAGGAGCCATTCCAATGCCCTGGGTAAGGATCGCAGCAACCGCAGCATCAGATCCAGCATACGAAAGCCCACCACCCAATGCGCTGAGTGTTTGGTTTTGTAAAGCCGCACGGGAAGTACCTACTCCACCATAGAGTCCTGCTTGATAGTAACCAGAAGCACGGGTAAGTACATCGGAGGCAGAAGGCATAGCAGCATAGCCGCCAGCAACTGGTGCCAAAGCCATCTTTGCCAATCCAGCCATTCCAGAACCAACATTGGCAAGAAGGTTTCCATAAGAAAACCCTCCCATAGACCCAGTGAATTGATTACCAGAGATTCCCATACTGCCCATAAGACCAGTAGCAGGAAGACCATTAGCATTATCTGCGCCTGTACCTGGCCGAGAACTTGCTTGACCTAAACGGGTAGAACCACCCATCGCATTAAATGACTTGAGCATTTTGCTTCCACCGCTAGTCGCAGTGGTAGTCATCTTCTCAAAACCTTGAGTTAAGGAAGTGATCTTTTTGGTTAAGTCGTCGACAGCCTTACTCAGGGCTTCTATATGCCCGATGTCTTCGTTAGCCATGACTCACTCCCTTTCTCTACTTTATCTTGGCTATTTCTAACCAATTCTTTCTTTCTCTTCTCGATAACTGCTGTATTTCAGTTAACGTCCATCCTTGATACAACCGTGTCAGCGCCGCCCACTCAGCAAGAACGTGCTCATATGGATCAGCGCTAGAGTCGAAACAAGGTTCCCAAATTAACGGGAACCACAACCTCACCTTCACAGTCGGGACAAGCGACTGTCAAGTCATCAAACTGTGGGCCCACAACACGGGCATTGACTGCATCCAAAATAGTTCTGCGATCAACCATGTTAAGGTTTTGCACCTGTAACTTACTCAGTACAGGTTGTCCATCAATTTGAAGTAATGTGTTCTCTAAAAGAATGGTTGCTAGTTCTGCAGCATTTTTATCAGTGGCTGTAAGTAATTCACGCTGTACAACGCCTGTAGGCAATTGAACTGTGAACTCGCTTCTCTTACCTTTTACGGTAAAGATGCGGTCAGCAACTGGGTCTACCAATACTTTGACTGGAATGTCCTTGTCAATATCTACCTGAACAATCTTTATCTCACTACATCCACCGCACCATGTGTTGATATCTGCAGTCTTTCCAAAAGTTGCTTTAAAAATTCCAAGCAAGATCATGTCACGATCACCAGACAATAACTTGTCTAGTAAAGCCTCATCAGCATTGAGATTACCAACCTTAACAAGTCCTCGTTGAAGAACTGTTAAGACTACTCGTCCTGGGTTAGAGGCTCTTGCGATAGCCTCTTCATCTCTTCCAGTAAGTTCTCTTACCTCAGCGGTTCGAATAACCTCCCCAGTAGGTAGTACATACCCACCAGGAAGGTTAACCGTTGTATCCGAAGGAGGCTGGATACTTACTTCTACTTCTTTTTCTGCTTCCTTATCCAACTTAGAGAGCATGTCGTTTACCATTGCGGGATTTTCCGCTGCATGAATTGTGTTAGTCATTGTGGTCCTTTAGTCAGTTATTAGGAGTTAGATTCTGCTGCTGCGCTTGTTGATAGATCTGGTGCCCATGTAACGTCAAAGCCTTCGTGGACGAGTGTCATCTGTTCTACGAACAGAGCGTTATCGCCAGCGTTTAGGTCTGAGTATGCAACTGATGTAGGCCATGCGTTGAACACTGTAAAGCGCATTGCTGTGTGGTCAGTTGATGAGGCGTTTGTTACAGTTACATCTGAACCCGCTGATGGAATTGGATGTGACAAAACTTGGATGCTAACATCGCAACGGAAGTTTGTTGAAACTGAACGGGTTGATCCTGAAGAGTTGACAGTTGCAAACAACTGACGCATCCAATCCCAGTTTTGGTGGGTGTTCAGTATTACTCCACGCTGAAGTGTAAGTGGTGTAAATGTTGTTTGACCAGGGATCTGATGAACAACTGTGTTGTACCCACCTTCACGGTAAGGGATAGAGTCTGTTGTAACAGACAATCCCGATACAGAAGTAAAGCCAAGAGTTACTGGAAAAGCAACACCAAAGGCTGTGTCCTGTGGTTGAAATGTAACTAGGTATCTAAAGTTACGGATCGGATCGGTTACTAACGACGACCGATTATTGATGATTGTTGGCATTGTTATTTATCTCCTTCGGTCTTAAGCCAGTGTGTTTTGGCTTAGGTTGATAACTACGAACTCTGCAGGGTACTCAAGTGCAACACCAATTTGGATGTTAACTTGTCCGTTAGCGATAGTAGTTGGGGTGTTGTTAGTACCGTCACACAAGATGTAGTAGGCCTGTGCTGATGTAGCACCGCGTAGTCCACCTGCATTACGATAGTTATTCAAGAACACGTTGATGACTGTGTAGATCTTTGCCCACAAGCGCTCATCGTTATTCTCAAACAAAGCAAATTGAGTAAGGTTCTCAAGGTTCTGCTCGATGTAAATAAGTGAACGACGCATGTTGACATACTTGTTCGCTGTTCCATCTTGAAGAAGTGTACGAGCACCCATGATGGCAATTCCAGCGCCAGGGATCTGGCGGATTGGGTTAACTGGGCTTGTAGATGAGTTCATGCTATCTAGGTCAGATGATGTGAACCCGATCTCTGTTGCGACAGCGCCTGCAAGTGAGGCTGTGATTCCAGCAGGAGCCTTTGCAACACCCTTGCCAGGTGTTGAGTCATTGAGCAAGAAGTAACCTGCAACAGCGCCTGAAGGACCGATAAGTCGTAGGGACTGTGGGCTACGTCCTAGAGGATCTGAGACGTAAAGGTGTGGGTAGTAAACTGCAGCATTGCTTGATTCTGTAAGAGATCCTGCAAATGAAATTGCAGATGAAACAGACTCGCCTGCTGGTGTTTCTGCTACTACAAATCCGTTGTTTGCTTCTGCCCATGAGATAGCAGCAGAAATAACAGTAGTTGCACTGCTGATGAGGTTGATCTCTGGAAGAAACACAACTAGTGGGCGATCAATAACGCTGAAACCAGCAAAGACAGAGTCACCAGAGCCCTTGTAGTCTGTGTAATCAGTAGCAGTAAGTGCTGTTCCGTTAGATCCACCTGTTAGTGGGTAGTTAGTAAACACTGGAACACCCGATGCTTCAGCAGAAATAGTAATATTAGGAGACAGTGTGTTGATTACTGTTCCCGCATAATTGCTTGAGGTAGAGTCATTAAAGACAATGTTTTGGTAAGACTCAACAAGTACTGAACCTGACGTTGTTTCGTTGTAAAGATAAAGGTTGTATGTACCTGAAACCTGACCTGCTGTTAGTGTAACGAACAAGTTGTTGCTATCTGAGCCAGCGTTCTTTGATGTTACAGTAGCGACTGTTGCGCTTCCTGAAGTAAGAAGATCGACTGAAGCAGTTGCTGCGTCTGTATGAAGGACGCGCTTAACGTAAAGTTCTTTTCCACCATTGGTGAAGAAAGATCCTACTTGAAATGTTGCTGGGTTAGAAGCGTCGTATCCACCAAACTTGTTGGTGAAATCAAACCAAGATGTAACTAGTGTTACTGCTTCTGGTCCTTTTGCAAATTGACCGACAACAGCACCTGCGGCGTTAGCCGATGGTCCTGAAGCAATTGGGGCTGGCAATAGCGTCTCCGTGAGGTAAACACCAGGGCGTAGATAACTCATTGTTTCTCCTTAGATAGTTGGAAAGTTGGGTGCCTTATGGTTGCGTAATAGTGAACGGAATAATGGCTTGGTACGGATTTGCTGTACTTCCTTGTACAAACTCTCCCGTAGTGCCTGTGACGTTTGCTTGTAACACTTTGTACACTTCGTTTAATTGCCCCTGAACGATTTCGCTAGAGACACGGACAGTAAAAGCGTTAACGAATAAACGCTTTCCTGCCTCTGAGATATCTCTTTTAGAGACATCCAGAAGATCTAAACGACGAACTGTATTGTCGTCGGGTTGTAAAATCCCAAATCTAAATGGGATCTTTGTGTACAGCATCTGCGCCAAGATCTCACGATCATGACGAGGCTGACGAGCATAGGTTGTAATTTGGTAATCAATATTTACAGGGACTGGGTAATCAATGTCCCAATCATTTGTTGTTGAGTCATAGGCAGCATCGCCAATAGTTGAAGGATCTGCAATGTATGAAGGCTTGGCTTTGCCACGCATAGACCGTGTGAAGTCTTCATTGATATCGATCATGTCAATAGTTAAGTATGGGTATTCCTGTTGGCGGATCTGCTCATCAGGTTGTCCAAACCAAACACCCACATTACGGGTTGCAGTACCTGATGCATCTGACTTTTGATCAGTCACAGTCATTCCCAAGAGCATGGCTCTTAGTGCAGCATCTTCAGATAATAAGAATGTCATTACTCCCCCAAGTGTGCTTTGAGGCGACCAAGAAAGAACTGCTCACTGTCGCGTGTATTGTTATTGAAACGGCGCATAGCAGCGGTAGGTTGACGCCCTGGAGTTCCGTATTCCCAATCCAGCGCTTCATCACGGTGGTCTGGGTGTACTTTTACTCGGAATCCGTCTTTACCATGGGTAACATGCAGGGAACTGACAACATGGCTGGGCCAGTTATTAACGTTGGCCTCTGCCTTAACATGGGCAGTCATAAATGCTGCGGTCTCTTTGGAGGCAGTCTCGATAGCAGACTTGAAGTGTTTGAGTGACTTCACTTCTTTTTCTTGCCCTTCGTTGCGACCTTACCGCCTACATATCCAGCGATGAGTCCCACAACGATTGGCTGCTTTTCTTTTGGGCGAAAACCAAAGACGCCACGCATGAACTCTTGTTGTTCATTAGTGTCGTTCATTTCGGCGACTTGTTGCCACCATGGTTTATGTGCCATTAACTACCCCTTTATCGCAACCAGTGGGAACTGTGGCGGGCACCAGCACGGTGGTCCGTTGGTATAAGGGTAAAGAAAAAGCCCTGATTTCTCAGGGCTAAGTCTTACTTCTTTTCGATTTTCTTGGCTAAAGCCTTGTCCATCTCTTTGTCTTTTTTAGGGGATGGTTTTTTAGCGTCCATCTTCTTATCTTCTTTTTTAAACTCTGCCTTTTCTTTAGGGGTCATCCCCTTCATTACCTTGGCATCTTGCTTCTTGTCTGCCTTCTTGCAGGCACCCTTACAGTTTGGCTTTGAACAGCCGCATCCACAACTCTTACACATGCTATTTGCCTTTCGATTGTTTTGATGCCCAGATATTATCGACTGCGTTGGGCCAGGGACGACCAGCCTTTTCAGCACGAGCCTTAGCCGATGCTTTTTGCCCAGAGGACAATGGGGTGGACTTTTTCTTTGGGTTCTTTGTTTCCCAGATTGGCTTACTTGCCATTTTTATTCTTCTTAGAGATGTTTGCAGCCTTCTTCTTAGCATCAGCCTTAGATGAAGCGCCCCATGCTTGAAGCGATAAAAGCAAACGAGTAGGTTCGCCATTAGTTTTATGCTCTGGTCCTGGCATATTTCCCATGCGTGCTAGGAATGATGCACGACGAGGATTGTCGCCCTTCTTAACTGGAGGCTTGAGGTTTGACCCAGGATTAGCCTTTTCGTAAGACTTACGACCCGTCTCATTAAGTCCACCTTTTTTTGATTTTCCTTCGGCTCTTTGCCATGCTGGTGTTTCAGCCATTACATTCCCTTTTTCTTGTGATAAGTTTTAAAGGCAGTCACACCCTGTTTTACAGAGGTAACACCTTTCTTATGCGTCAAATTATGAGTTGCACTTGTGCCCTTACGATGATGAGTATGATCCACCATAACTTCACCCATCTCGTTTTTGTATATCTTGTGGGTAGAACGAGGGGGTCTTCCAGGAACACCTATAGTTAACGTTGCAGGTGGTTCTGGCCTCTCCTCTTTAGGCTTATTATTCTCCGTGTTTGCCATGGGACTTATGCCATTGCTTTACAGAGAGAACACCTTGTTTAACAGTCTTGACTCCAACCTTATCGGTCAGATCAATCTTGTCCCATTTGCCATTGTTCTTGCCAACGTGGTCGACAATAACATCGCCATCCTTGCGCTTGTAGACACGATGACCTTTGCCACCAGCCTCAACAAATGCTGGGTTGTCTTTTTTCTTAGGCATTACTTCTTCTTACCCTTTTGGGCCATTGCTTCCATCTTCTTAACACCGTACTTCTTCATACCCGCAGCAGCAGCAACTGCTGCAGGGTTCTTAGCGCCAGACTTCTTCGCCTCTTCTTCAACTTTCTTGAAGCGAGATCCTGTACCTAGTTTTGCTTCTTTAGCCATTCTATTTACCTGATTTCTTTCGTTGTTCGGATAGGGCGATTGCTACTGCTTGCTTTTTTGATTTTACTACTGGACCCTTTTTGGAACCTGAATGAAGTTTACCTTCATTGTATTCTTCCATTACCTTCTTGATCTTACTCTTATCAGTCATTTTCTTCATCGAGATCCTCCATTAAATCATCGTATAAATCTTCGGATATTAAACCTGCGTCTAGAAGATCATCTAGGCTTGGTTCATCATCGAATATATCGTTTTCATCATTTGGCATAGCATCTCCTTAGTTAGCGTAGGATTGAAATTGCGGGAGGTTAACAAGTTCTTCGGAGTTGACCTGGTTGCAATCAACAGAGAGAACTGCGTATCGATTAGCATAAAGTCCACGGGGAGCAACACGTGTAGGGCGATAGACGTCGTTCTGAAATACGATCAGGTCTTTAATATGATCTGTAGGGTCTGTCACCATGCTTGGGATTAAACGGTTGAGATCTGCTACAGCAACTGTAAGGCTCATGGTATCGACTGTATAGAAGCCTCGCTCGTTTGGCTCGTTATCGCCGCGGTTTACTCTGGCAGAGATAACAGGTAATACAATTGCAGCGTTCCATTGAATTCCTCCACCAACATTTTGGTTAGAGGTGTCATAGACAGGATCAGTCCAAGTTGAGGCATTATCTACAAGCGCTTCTGGATCCCACACATACCATTCAACTTGATTACCTACAGGGATACGTAGGTCATCGACCGTGCCCTCATCATTGGACATGGTCTCATAGTCGATAGAGAATCGACCCATACGTTGGTCTCCGCGCATGGTTAGTATTCTCCCTTATAGGTTCTGGAAAAAAAGTACTAAGGCCTGTTTACTCAGGAAATTCGTTATGCAATTCCGCAGTATTAACCAAGGTAACTTCGCGCTTAGATACAAAGCCGCCCTCTTTATCTAGGCGATCTTTAGCGGCAGACTCATCGTCGCCCAATACCTGAATAAGCATATTGACGTTGTATGTAAATACCTTGTGGGAAGGCTTGATCTCTGTAACATTGTCCATGTAGTGCTCCTTAGTTAGGGCACTAGGGTATCACGACTACGCTGTTGGAGTTGTTTTAGCGGCTTCTTCTGCTACACGAGCATCATGCATTTCTTGGTTTTCATTAGAGATACCAATGCTATAAAGATAATCAAGAGTAGGATTTGTGAACTTAGTACCATCCCAAGTAGACCAACGATGGACCTTTGAACCATAATGGCAAAGGCAAACTACATCGTCATAGCCTTTTTCTTGCTTTAGGCGTTCAATAAGTTCAGAACCATGGTCAGCCTCGGTAAAAACGTAAACATCTTCTACAACGCCGTTTTTAAGAAAAGCATGTTCGCACTCATCAATATGGGTAGTTGAACTTTCACAATTAGTTGCCATTTATATTTTCTCCTTATGACCAGTATGTAACGCGAGCATATCCTGAACCGCCAGCAGAACCACTAGTGTTGGAGTATCCCCCACCACCACCGCCGCCACCTGTGTTGTTTGCTCCTGCTGTTGAGGCAATTGCAGAGTTTCCACCATTACCACCACCAGATGAACCAGTGCCAGCAGCACTTCCAGAACCATATGGTGCACCAGCGCCACCGCCGCCACCGCCACCAAAACCATTTATACCTGCTCCACCATTTCCTGCGGAAGCAGAAGAGGCTTGTGCAGCCGCAGAGGAAACGCCTGCTCCACCACCACCGCCTTGTGAACCGTTTCCTCCTTGGTACATGCTGTACGCGTAGTTAAGAGTATTGTTTGTTTGAGGGAACCATAGAGAAGGCATGCCATAACCACCAGCGCCACCGCCACCACCACCACCCATTCCACCAGCGCCACTACCTTCAGCAGAGCCCGCTCCCCCACCAGAACCTCCGTTAGAACCAGGAGCGGCTGAGCCACCACCGCCGCCACCTGTGGCAGTTGCTAAAACGCCAAAAGTTGTATTACCACCGTTACCTCCACCAGAAGTACCAGCAGTACCAATCGTTACTGTGTAGGCTTGCCCTGCGGTAACTGTAAGAGTTTTCCATACAACTCCACCACCGCCTCCACCACCGCCAGTATTTGTACTGGCCCCGTTTCCTCCGCCACCACCTCCACCAACAAGAAATACTTCAACGGTAGTACAGTTAGATGGTGTAGTAAATGTTCCAGTAGACAAGAACTCTTGAACCTTTTGGGTTACTGAACCGCCCAAAGAAGAATAACTGATAGCCATTATGAGACTCTCCATCCGTAGGATGAACCTACATAGATCAATGTGACACCAGCGTATGCTTTGTCAATAAGAAGTGTTGTACTTTGGCCGTTTATATTTGAGCCATTGTTAGCAACAGTAATGTTATTAGTTGGAGCGTTTCCTGTGGAGTCAAAGACGTGGATTTCTGCTCCAACTGAAGGGGAAGAAGGCAATGTCAAAGTGATAGCACCAGCAGAGGTGGTAACAAAGTAGGCGTTCTGTGTAGCCATTGTTGTACCACTTGATGAGATGATGTTAGCCGCAAATACGCCTGATGTACCGCTTGAGCCGTTAGAGCCAGCAGTACCTTGAGTACCAGTGGTACCTGTAAGTCCTTGAGTACCTGTGGCGCCTTGAAGACCAGTAGTACCTTGCAAGCCCTGTATACCAGCACCTGCATAGGTGACCCATTGGACACCATCATATCTTTTGACTGCCATGTTTTTATTATCTCATTTCTGGAAAGATTTGGGGCGCTTTACTCTGCTGTTGGTACTACAAACTCATCTTTTACTGGGTCATACTTCACTCCAGCACCAGCAAATCTTCCACGGAACTTTCCGTTATAAGAGGTCTGTAGCCAACGACCTTCAAAGCCAGACTCCGCTAGTACTGCTTGACCTAAAGCCTCTTGTTCTGGGAAGTCTGTTGTACCCGTATGGTCAGCGTGATATTCCTCTTGGTAGTCCCAATGATCTGGACCAATACAAGAGTTAAGGGCGCAGTTAGATACCGCTATTACTTGACGAACAACGTTATCTGAATCTACTTGTGCAAAGTGAGCGATTTTGAGTACCTCCATTCAGAAAAGAAACGGTTGTGTTTCTTCATGTTACAGGTCAAGCATAAAGTAGTTATATTGCCAATGCCGTGAGAGCCGCCCCTAGATAATGGTATTACATGGTCTAAAGACTGATTTTCTGTAGAACCACATTCTACGCAAGGTGAGGAGTAGATTCTCCGTAAATCTTTGGGAAGTATCAGGTATGTACTTTCTTGAACAACTCTGTTACGAATACTCTGCCTAGCATTTCTTGCCAAACGCCACTTCTCTTTATTTTTGGTTCTAGATTTACGTTCAATTGCAATACGATGTTCGTAATTTTCTTCACGCTCTTTGTGGATGCGGTCAAGGATTTCCTCACGTTTTTCGTAGTAGCGGGCTAAGCCTCTGGCACTATTGCAGGGTTTACACAAATAGTTCAGCCCATCTGCCGCTACTTTTAACACCCCAAATGAAGAAAGTGGCAACTCCTTTTTGCATTCTTTGCAGGTCTTCAAAGTTATCCAATCACCACTACGACATAACCAGAACCACCAGTACCGTAAGTTCCATTACCATTGCCACCACCGCCACCTGTGTTTGCTGTTCCATTTTGAGCAATATTGTTTCCGCTGTACCCAGCACCTCCACCGTATCCAACGCTTGCTACAGTTCCTCCAGTAAAGCCTCCTCCACCCCCAGCATACCCAACGCTAGTTCCCGTAATAGAGTTGTTTACTCCGATTCCACCAGTCGCGCCAGTACCTGTTGCTGTTCCCCCAGCGCCACCTCCACCGCCTCCAACAGTACTAGAACCATAACCTCCCGCATAACCCTGTCCAGGAATCATAGCAATTCCTCCCTGAGTAATGGCGCTGTATGAACCAGAAGCACCACCGCCTCCCGACCCCCCCCCTCCACCATTACTTCCGTAAGCACTACCTGTGTAAACACCAGTTCCTCCGCCGCCAGGAGTAACAATGTAACCAACCGCACTTCCATTACCTGCAAAAGAAGCGGCTTGCGTAGTTGCCTGTCCTCCTCCTGCTCCAACAGTGACTGTGAGTGTTCCAGAAGGAATAATAGCGCTGGCTTGATAAGAGTAGCCACCTGCACCTCCGCCACCAGCAGCGGAATACCCGCCTCCACCACCACCGCCAACTACCAACACTTCACAAGTACCAGCAGTACCAATAGTGATAGAGCCAGAGCCAGTAAACTTATAAATGGTCTTACCAGTACGAGAGGTTGTGTCAATAGTAGGAGAACCAGTAGTAGCGGTAACAGTTGCTTTACCTATTCCACCAGCAGATACGGGCGCAAAAAATGGCATGAGTTCTCCTTATGCGTACTTAATTGGGCCAGCAGCAAATACTGTGAATGCTGCAGAGCCAGTCTTAAGGACTGTAAATTGATAGATATCAACGGCTGATGCGTTACCAGCGGATGGGGCAGTT